GTTACCCTCGCGCGCTTCGATGAGCATAACGGTGCGTCTGCAAAACAACGCGCGCAGACTGCGAAGCGTGTTTCGAACCACAAGGCTAACGCAAAGGTAACGCAGCCAGCGTTACCAGATTCGAGCCAGACCGTTAGCCCCGCGTTACCTAGAGAAGATAAGAATAAAGAAGATATACCCCCCATACCCCCCATACCCCCCATACCCCCCATACCCCCCAAGGGGGGCGACGAGGACGAGCAAGACGAGAGCCCGAAACGCAAAGCGGCCATCTCCCTGCAGACCTTCCTTGCCGAATGCCGCAAGGCTGGCGAGAAGCCGATCCCTGACGGTGACCCGGTGTTCGCCTATGCCGACAAGGTCGGGCTGCCGCACGAGTTCTTGGGCCTGCACTGGCGCGAGTTCAAGGACCGCTACCAGGCGCCCGATTCCAAGCGCTACAAGTCCTGGCGCACGGTGTTCCTCAAGTCCGTGAAGTGCAACTGGCTGAAGCTTTGGTGGCTCAACGGTGACGGCCAGTACGTCCTGACGACCGCCGGCCAGCAGGCCCAACGCGCACATCGGGAGGCAGCATGAGCGAGCAATTCAACATCGAGGCTGAGCAGGCGGTCATCGGCGCCCTGCTGCGCGACAACGACGCCTTCGATCGCATCCCGGCTCTGGACGCCGCGCACTTCTTCCGCGGCGACCACCGCAACGTGTTCACGGAGATCGCCAAGCAGCTGAACGCCGGCAAGCGTGTCGATGCCGTGACACTGGCTGAGCGCTTGGACTCGGAACTGCTGCCCTACCTCGCTGGCCTGCACTCGTCGGCCGCCAGCGCGGCAAAGATCGAGTACCACGCCGGTATCGTGACCGAGAAGGCGATGCGCCGCGCACTGTCTGCACTGGCGATCGAACTTGCAGCTGATGCCGAGTCGGGCAAGGACAGCGCTGAGACGATCGCTGACGCCGCAGCGAAGCTGGATGCCATGGCGCAGCGCAAGACGGCGAAAGACCCGCGCCGCCTTGACGCAACTCTCGACGAGTACCTGACCCTACTGCAGAACCGCTTGGACGGCAAAGTGCGCCCGATTCCGACCGGGTTCAAGCACCTGGACGAAATGCTGGACGGCGGTCTGGAGCGCGGCACGCTGACGGTCATCGCTGGCCGCCCTGGCACTGGCAAGACCGCTGCAGGCTTGGGCATCTGCCGCAACGCTGCCCGCGACTACTCGGCCCTATTCCTGTCGATGGAGATGTCGACGAACCAAGTCAACGACCGGAATATCTCGGCGCTGGCCAAGGTCGACATGTCCTGGCTGAGAAAGCCAACAGAGGCCAAAGAGGACAAGGAGCGCTGGGATGCGATCGTCACCGCGGCGACCTACTCGCGCAACCTGAACCTGTTCATCGACGACCAGACCGGCCTGAGCATCCCGGAGATCCGCAACAAGGCGCGCAAGGTGAAGCGGCAGCACGGCCTGGACCTGATCTGTATCGACCAGCTGTCGTTCATCACCGGCGCCAAGTCCGACAAGCTCCATGAAGCGATGGGCGAATACACGCGCGGCCTGATCGCGCTGGGCAAGGAACTGGACGCCGTCGTGATCCTGCTGGCCCAGTTGAACCGTGAGTGCGAGAAGCGCGCCGACAAGCGCCCGATCATGTCCGACCTGGGCGTGTCTGGCTACATCGAGCAGGACGCGGCGAACATCATTTTCCTGTACCGCGACGAGTTGTGGAACGAGGACAGCCCCGATCGCGGCATCTGCGAGTTCATCGGCGCCAAGCAGCGTCAGGGCCAGCCCGGCTATGTCGGCCTGACCTACATCGGCTCGCAGACCCGGTTTGAAACGCTCCCCTATCGCTTCGTTCGCCGGCCGCCGCCGACCAAGAGCACGCATCGCGGGGGATTTGACTGATGCAACGCGAGCCCCAGCCCTGCGTCTTCTGCTCCCGCTTCCACCGCCAGTCCGAAGCCCAGCCAGGTTACAGCTACTGCAGCGGCTACGAGAGGATGAGGCGGCACGACGAGACGAACGAGGCATGTCCGCTGTGGAACGAAGCAAAGAACCGGGCAGAGCGCAGGGCTTGGGCAGAACAACAACCGAAGGAGAACACATGAACAGCAATCCGATTATCTGCGTCGACTTTGACGGCGTAATCCACTCGTACACGTCGGGCTGGCAAGGCGTCGACGTGATCCCTGATGACCCTGTGCCGGGCGCATTCGAGTGGCTGATGCAGCACCTGCCAGTGCCTGAAGGGTTGGGCCACTTCGGCGAGTATCGCGGGCCCGAGGTCTGCATCTACTCGTCGCGCTCGAAAGACCCGAAAGGCGTCAAGGCCATGAAGGAGTGGTTCATCAAGCACGGCCTGCCCTGGCAGTACATCAATGACGACGTGCTCAAGTTCCCGACGCAGAAGCCGGCCGCATTCCTGACGATCGACGACCGGGCCATCTGCTTCAACGGCACGTTCCCGACAACGTCCGAAATGATGGGATTCAATCCATGGAACAAGCGCCCATACCCTTCCGGCCAACTGAATTCCGAGGATGAAGGCGCGCTCACGCTGGCCATCGGTGAAGAAAACGGCGCGCTGGTCATCAGCATGGGCAAGCCGACTGCATGGCTCGGTATGCCGCCCGAGCAGGCCATACATTTTGCCGAGGTGATCCGCAGCCGCGCAGAGAAAATGTTGAAGGAGCCGACATGACCAAGTACCGGTTAGAAGCCAACGCCGCCATGGTGTACGCCCTTCTGATGATGCGCCTAGGCGTTCGCATGTGGCAGCAACAGAAAGACTGACGAGACCATTTCGCGCGCGAGCGCAGATAACAAGGAGAAGAAATGTACCTGAACGACTGGAAGAACAGCGGCGAGGCCGGGATGCTCGAAGACTTCGGTATCGATAAGTCAGCACTCGAAGGCGCCCATGTGCTGTTGGCGAGCTATACGTACGAAGACTATTCGGGCAAAGCTTTCGTGCTTTATCGCCGCGATGGAAAGCTCTATGAGGTCAATGGCGGCCACTGTTCATGCTACGGCCTGCGCGATCAGAGCTACTACGAAGAAGGTGAAGGGAAGACCCAGTGGGAGCCTGAGGAAACCAGCAAAGAGGCACTCGAAAAGCGTATCGACAACGATTACACATTCGATGGCATGCGCGATGAACTACGCGCCGTTCTGGCGACGCTCTAACCACCACCCCGCCCGGCCAGTACCGGGCGCACTACAAAGAAAGGGAGTTCATGAAAAAGAAGACCGTCATCAGCTTCACAAGCCTGCCAATGCGCGCACCGACACACACTGCCATCGTCTGGTGGCTTCTGCTGGATCGCCTGAACGCGCCTGCATGGGCTTATGGCGTGATGTGGACAGTGGTCGGGATCCTGCTGATCGGTTTCATCGTTGAAGCCGCAACGGCAGACCGTAAGAACGTCCCCGGCTTTGGCGAGCAGGGCTGATTTCGGCGCACAACAACAACGGGAGAACCTGAACGATGCGCACAGTGAATGTATGGAACACCACCGGAGAGATTCTGGAGCAGTTCGACACGATCGAGGAAGCCGAGGAGTGGATCGAAGAATGCGAGCACCAAGAGCTGTATCGGACCATGAACGGCAGCGACACGAACATCGCGGTCTTGGAATCGTATTGAGGAGCCACCCATGACCCTCACCCGCTCTACCGCTATTTGCCTCGTGCTGGCTGCGCTGGCCGGCTGCGGCAAAGACCCCGAGACAACGCAAAAGGTCAATGCGCAATTCACCGTCGATACGCTGTTCACGAAAGACGGCTGCACGGTATATCGCTTCTTCGACTACGGTGCTGAGCGCTATTTCACTAACTGCCGGGGAACCGTCGAGTGGAAGCAAGGATGCGGCAAGAACTGCACGCGTGACGTCGTAGTGAGCGGAGGTGAGCCATGACGCTGGATCGCTCCACACCGTTGCGCCGGACGTCGTTCAAGCGCAAGCCGCTCGGCCAGCGTGAGCCGATCCTGACGTCGACCACGCCCAGGAAGCGCAAATGCGTGGCCTGCGGCGAAGTATTCAAGCCGCAGCGCATGGGCCAGCACGTCTGCTCCGTTGACTGCGCCATCGTTCAGGGCGCCAAGGAGACGGCCAAGCAGGAGCGCCGGGAGACGCGCGAGCGCAAGCAGGCGATGAAGACGCGCAGCGATTGGATCAAGGAAGCACAGGCCGTCTTTAACTCATGGGTGCGTGAACGGGACCGCGACCGGCCCTGCATCAGCTGCGGCCGCTTCCACACTGGCGCCTATGACGCAGGCCACTATAGATCGGTCGGCGCCCAGCCCGCTCTCCGCTTCCACGAGGACAACGTGCACAAGCAGTGCGTGCCCTGCAACCAGCACAAGAGCGGAAACGCCGTCGAATACCGGCTTGGCCTGATCGCACGAATCGGCGCCGAGCGCGTCGCGTTCCTCGAACAGGAGCACGCGCCGGCGAAGCTCACCATCGAAGACGCAAAGCAGATCAAAGCCAACTACGCCGCCAAGCTGCGCGCGCTCAAGGAGACAACATGAAGCATTGTGTCGATTGCAAACATTACGACCTTGCGAACGGTGTAGGTTTCGAGAAATGCCGTGCGCCGCACAACAGATTTACGGAGAACCCGGTATCTGGCGAACGTAAGCAAATTTGGCCTTATTGCGAATCGCATCGAGCCCTGTCGTTCCCAGTCTACATACTGGAGAAGGTTTGCGGCAGCCCTGGGCGTTGGTTTGAGCCAAAGGAGACCACATGACCGCCCTCATTATCGGCATCGCCTGGATCGCCGCATCAATCCTCGTCAGCTGGCTCGCCGGCCGCTTCATTCGCGTAGGGATGGTGGAATTGCAGAAGGATAAGGAGACGCCGCCATGACAGCGCCCATTAGAAAGCTCCTATTCCAATGGGCCGCACATAGAATTGCATACGCAGGAAATCTGCCTGCCGATCTTCAACGCTTGAGTGAAGAGATTAACCGCTTAGATCCAGAATCGGCACGTATGATCGAATTAGAATATTGCGATTCACGACCACAGAAAACAAAGGCGGCAACTCTCCGCATGTCGCGGCAGATGTTCTCTGCAAGGCTGAAATGGATTCATGATCATTTGTCCTTCTTGCTCTTTGGAAACAAAATGTCATGACAACTCATTTGTGGCATTCGTTTCTTAAGATCACTACCATTAAAACTGTGGGCCATTGCGCCTTAATCAGTTTTAATCGGGGTGATCATGAGCGGTCTCGGTAAAGGTCAAGAAGGCAATCCCAAATACGCGGCCAGCTGCGCCCGCGAATCGCGCGACGCAAAAGCTGGCGCATTCAATGGCGGTAAACCGCCGAGTGGTCCGAAACCCGAGCCAGTTCGCCTGAATGGCGTGCGTGCTCCGAAAGATCGCGGCCTGAGCAAATAAGGAGCCGCCATGACCAAATATTTCGGCGTGGCCGCTTCTGACCTCGGCACCCTCGTTACTTCTTCCATTCCCGTTGGCTCGGCTGTATCGATGACGACTGCAACTGCGGCAAACGTCACCTCGATCACGCTGGCTCCGGGTGATTGGGACATTTCCGGCGTCATCGACTTCAATCCGGCTGCAACTACCAGTGTGACCAATATCACCGCTGGCGTTTCGCTGACCAGCGCGACGCTCGCAGCCCAAACGGGCGGCAGCGGCCTGGGCACTGACCCAACGATGGCATGGAACCAAGCCGCATCGGTCCCTGCTGGCGTGATGGCAATGGAAGTGCCTGCGGTGCGTTTGTCGATCACTGCGACCACCACGGTCTATCTGGTGGCCAAAGCTACGTTCACGGTGTCGACCATGAGTGCATACGGCACGATCCGTGCTAACCGCGTTGCTGCTCCGGCTTAATCATGATTGCAATTCCATTCCTGAAAAGTGGTGAGCGCATACCTCTGGGCCTTAGCAAGTATGCTCATGGGACTCGTTTTCGCTTTCCTCTTTTCGCGTGGAAGCGCCGTGGTTACCTAATTTCTCAGGACCGTTTCGCGCGCGGATGGTGGAGATTTGAGATTTGCATTCGAACTGAGAACTCCGGTGTTGCTGTCCATTGGAGTTGGAATCTCATCAAGGAACATCATGGCTGAGCTTAAAGCAAAGACGCGCAACAAGCTTCCGAAATCCGAATTCGGTATGCCAGGGGAACGCAAATACCCGATGCCCGACAAATCGCACGCGCGTAACGCGAAGGCTCGTGCAAGCGAAATGGCGAACAATGGAAAGATCAGCGAAAGCACAAAGGCAAGCATCGACCGCAAGGCCGATAAGGTGCTTGGCAAAGGCAAGAAGAAGTGAGCGAGCTTCAACGTTATGGCTACTCGGCTTCGTAAAACACATCAAGACGATGTACGCGCCAAAATCCAGGCGAGTCAGCTTATTAATGTCTTGCAAAATCATGCACTTGGATTGACGGAAGAGCTGGCAGCCAGTCGTTTGAAAGCAATCGAAATTCTCCTGCGCAAGACTGTTCCTGATCTGAGCCAGATTCAGGCAACAGGCGAAGATGGCGGTCCATTGCAGCACGATTTAACGATGACAGTGGTATTCAAGAAGCCGTGAATATCGAGTTTCCTGAAAAGTTCCAGCCCCTCTTTGTGCCACAACGGTACAAGGTGTTTTACGGAGGGCGAGGCGGCGCGAAATCCTGGGCGATTGCGCGGGCATTACTGCTTCAGGGGGCGAGTAAGAAGCTGCGCATTCTGTGCGCGCGTGAGATTCAGGACTCGATTCGCGATTCGGTGCATAAGTTGCTGTCTGACCAGATTGAGGCGCTTGGACTGGCTAGCTTTTACGAGGTTCAACAGCAGTCCATTTATGGCATCAACGGCACTGAGATTGCATTTGGCGGCCTGAAGAACAACGTCAACAAGATCAAGTCGTTCGAGGGCGTCGATATTGTGTGGGTGGAGGAAGCGGCAACAGTTTCACGCCGATCCTGGGAAACGCTGATTCCTACCATCCGTAAAGAAGGATCAGAGATTTGGGTGTCGTTCAACCCTGAGCTGGACTCGGACGACACGTATGTGCGTTTTGTAAAGAACCCTCCGCCCAATGCGATTGTGGTGAAGGTTGATTATTTCGATAACCCTTGGCTGCCTGACACGTTACGCGCTGAAATGGAACACTCAAAAGCTACCGACCCGGATGCTTATAACCATATCTGGCTGGGGTTCACCCGCAAGATCATGGATGGCGCCGTGTACGCGAAAGAGTTGCGGGAGGCCGAGGCGCAAGGCCACATTACCCGCGTGCCGTATGACCCGACCAAGCCGGTGCATACGTTCTGGGACCTAGGCCGTGCTGACAAGACGGCTATCTGGTTCTGCCAACTTGCTGCCTTCGAGTTCCGTGTCATCGACTACTACGAGAACTCGGGCGAGGCCATCGGTCACTACATGAAAGAACTGCAATCGCGCCAGTACGTGTACGGCGACTGCTGGCTTCCTCACGATGCTGAGAACGAGTTGCTCGCCTCCGAACGCACGATTGCGCAGCAGATGCGCGCGGCCGGCTTCAAGGTACGCATCGTGCCGAAAGTGTCGCTGTCGACTGGTATCGGCGCTGCGCGGACCATCTTCCCGAACGTGTGGTTTGACGAGGACAAGTGCGCAGACGGTCTCAATGCGTTGCGCCACTACCGCTATGACGTTGATCCAGACACGAAAGAGTACAGCGACCAGCCAATGCACGACTGGGCCTCGCATGGCTCCGATGCATTCCGCTATATGGCAATCGCATTGAAGGAGCCGAAGAAAGAGACGCGCAACTTCCAGACGACCCCGCGTCGCCCGCTCAACCTTGGCCGCTCCATGGGCGGCAGCTGGATGTAACCATGGCAGAACGTGCAAAGGACATCGTCGCCCGCGCCCATAAGCGCTTCAAGCTCTGCGTCGAGTGGGAGCAGGACACGCGCCAGCGCTTCAAGGACGACATTCGCTTTCTGTTCGCTGACTCCGACAACCAGGAACAATGGAATGCTGCTGTTCGTGCACGTCGCCAGATCCAAGACCAGCCGATGGTCACGATCAACAAGACGCACACGCACTGGCTGCACGTTGTCAACGAGGGCAAGGAGAACAAGCCGTCTGTCGTCGTGCACCCGACTGGTGATGAGGCCACGTACGAAGCCGCGCAGATCATCGAGGGCATCGTGCGGCACATCGAGTACATCTCGGACGCTCAGACGGCCTATGATCGCGCACGTGAGTTCCAGGTCGGCGGCGGCATTGGATACTGGCGCATCATCACCGATTACGCGGATGAAGACAGTTTCGATCAAGAGATCTACATCCGCCAGGTACCGGATCCGCTCTCTGTCTATCTCGATCCGCACATCAAGAACGAGGACGGTTCTGACGCTCGTTATGGCTTCGTGTTCGATGACATGCCGCGCGATAAAGCCGAGGCCAAGTTCGGCACGATCCTGAAGAACCAGACGTTCGGTGATGGCGCGCTGTCGTGGAATCGCCGCGATACCGTTCGCGTGGCTGAATACTACGAGGTCAGCGAGTCCAAGGAATGGCTGTACGCTGTCGAAGGCGACAACGGCATCGAATACGTGCGTGAATCCGACATTCCAGCCGAAGCGCGCAGTATGCTTAAGGCTGCTCATGACGCAGGCACCGCGCAACGCCGCCGCGTCGACAAGCGCACCGTGAAGCATTACCTGATCGTGGGCGATGAGATCGTCGAGTCCAGCACCTGGGCGGGCAAGTACATCCCCATCATCCGCGTACCGGGTGAAGAAGTTGTGATGGAGGGCCGCTTGGACCGCAAGGGCCTCGTGCGCTACCTGAAGGACGCTCAGCGCGCTTACAACTACAACGCCTCCGCAGCACTGGAGTTCGGTGCTCTGCAGAGCAAATCGCCGTATATGGCCCCGGTCGAGGCTATCGAAGGCTTGGAAAACTACTGGGCCACTGCAAACACGCAGAATCACGCATTCCTGCCCTACAACCATGCGGATGAGCAGGGCAATCCGATCCCGTCGCCGCAGCGTCAAGAGCCGCCATCCACCGCGCCTGTGTATATGGACGGCATGTCGACGGCCGAACGTGAACTGATGATGGCTTCGGGCCAGTACGAGGCCACCTTCAGCGAACAGGGTAACGAGGTCTCGGGCGTGTCGATCGAGCGCCGGCAGAAACAGGGCTCGCGTGTCACGTTCCACTTCAAGGACAAGGAAGCGAAGGCCATCCGCTTCACCGGTAAGCAACTGATCGATCTGATCCCGAAGATCTACGACACCAAGCGCATCATCCGCATCCTGGCTGAGAACGGCGACGAGCAGCAAATCCAGATCGATCCGAACCAAAAGACCGCGCTGCAGCAGAACAAAGACGATGGCGAGGCAAAGGTAAAGGCAATCTTCAATCCTAACGTTGGGAAGTACGACGTTGTGGCGAAGGCAGGCCCGAACTTCGAGACGCGCCGCGAGGATGCATTCAACGCGATGACGCAGTTGCTTGCCTCCGCTCCTGAACTGGCGCAGGTCATCGGTGATCTGTACATGGGCAATGCCGACTTCCCAGCTGCGGACAAGCTCCAGGAGCGCATGCGCAACTGGATCAAAGCAATCAACCCGGGCGCGATCGGTGAAGGCCCATCGCCGCAAGAACAGCAGTTGCAACAGCACTTGCAGCAGGCCATGCAGATGATTCAACAGCTCCAGCAAGAGTTGCAGGACAAGACGAAGGCTCAGGAGATGGAGAAGCAGCGTCTCGACATGGACGCATTGAACCATCTGGCTCTGCGCATGGAAAACGACAAAGAGACGATCGTCCAAGCATTCAAAGCCGAGACTGATCGTCTGAAAGCCCTATTGGGCGGCATGAACCCAGAACAGACGGACGCAATAGTCCGCAGAACCGTGCAGGAGATGCTGACGGCCCCGAATCCGGCGCAGAACCTGTCACAGGAACGCATGGACCCTGACGCGGCTTACGAGGCTGGAATGGGTGAAGTGCTGGCACCAGTTTGACACTCCAAGGAGCACAAAATGACCGATGAAGTCATCGCACAAGAGCAGCAGCAGGAGCAGGTAGCAGAACCGGCTCAGCAAGAAGCGCAGCAGGTCGAGCAGCAGCAAGAAACCCAATCGGAACCGCCTGAATGGGTGAAGCGCCGCATGGCTGAAATCACCGCCAAGCGTCGTGAGGCTGAAGCAGAAGCTGCGCGCTGGCGTGAGATCGCCGAACGTGCCCAGGCTGCCGGAAATCAAGGCGAACAGACGCAAGCGCCTAAGCAAGACGTCGATCAGTTGGCGCGTGCCTACGCTGAGAACATGCGCGCACAAGAACGTGAGCGTGAGCGCCTGGCGCAGATCGAAACTGCGGGGCGTAAGGAGTTCGGCGCGGAGTTCGATAGCGCCGTACAGAACCTGAATGCTGCGGGTGTTGGTGGGCCGGAGTTCTTGCGAGTGATCGCAGAGGTGCCGAATGCTGAAAAGGTCGTCGCATGGCTCGGCAAGTACGACAACCTGGAAGAAGCAATCCGCATCAGCAATTTGAATCCCATTCAGATGGGAATCGAGATGACGAAGCTGTCCGAGAAGGCTGCAAAGGCGATGACGAAGCAGGTTTCGAAGGCTCCGCCGCCGGTGCAGCACATCGAGGGCGGCTCATCGGCATCGGATCAGGTTGAGCCGAGTGTCGGTTCGAAGGAGTGGTTCAAGTGGCGTAACGAAACGGCGCGCAAGCGTCGATAAGAATCACCGCAGTACCCACCGCGCAAGCGGGTAAGCAGGCAGAGGCAAGCCGTTAATTGTCGTATGGCCCGTTAAGCAGTCTCCGCAGGGCAGGGACGAACGCGAGAAATCGCATTTTTCTTTGCCTTCACGGAGACTTCCATGGCTAACAGCCTGCTTACCATTAACATGATTACCAACGAGGCGGTGCGCCTGTTCTCGCAGACGAACGCTTTCCTCCGTACCGTCAACAAGCAGTACGACGACCAATTCGCCCGCAACGGCGCAAAAATCGGTAACACCCTGCGCATCCGTCTGCCGAACGACTACGTGGTCAACACGGGTCCAGCGATCACGCCGCAGGGCACGAACGAGCAGAACACCACGCTGACCGTCGCTACGCAGAAGAACGTGCCGGTGTCGTTCGGTACGGCCGAACGTACGATGTCCCTGGACGACTACAGCGAGCGCATCCTAGCGCCTGCCGTGAACCGTCTGGCTGCATCGGTGGCGTCGGACCTGATGAACGTGGCGGCATCCTCGTCCAACATCGCACCGAAGATCAGCGGCGGCAATCTGGTCTCTCCGGATGCTACGACCTGGCTGCAAGCGGGCGCGATTCTGGATCAAACCCTGTCGCCGCGCATGGATCGCAAGATCATCATGGATCCGCTGACCCAAGCGCGTACCGTGGGTTCGCTGACCGGCCTGTTCAACCCGCAACGCAAGATCAGCGACCAGTACGAGTCGGGCATGATCACGACCGATACCCTCGGCTTCGACTGGATGATGGATCAGACGACCAAGGTGCACACGGTCGGTACGTTCACCGCTGGTACTGTCAACGGCGCTGGCCAGACCGGCAATACGCTGACCGTCAACGCCATCACCGGCACACTGAAGCAAGGCGACATCATCACCATCGTAGGCGTGAATGCCATCAATCGCCTGACCGGCGATGACCTGGGCGCGCTGCAGCAGTTCGTCGTGACCGCAGACGTGGCATCGGGCGCGACCTCGATCCCGATCTACCCGTCCATCGTTCCTGCTCCGGCTGCCTTCAACACCGTGACTGCATCGCCGGCCAACGGCGCCGCCTTGGCGCTGGTCATGACCGCAGGTTCGAAGTATCGCCAGAACCTCGCCTACTACCCCGAAGCCTTCACCCTGGCTACCGCCGATCTGATCATGCCGACGTCGGGCGTGGTCGAGTCGGCGCGTGCGGAATTCGATGGCGTGGCGATGCGGATGATCACCGCGTATGACGTGATGAGCGACAACCTCATCACTCGTATGGACATCCTGTACGGCTTCGCTGCAATCCGTCCGGAGTGGGCGGTCATCGTGCCGGACGTGCTGTAACGCTTTCTCCCTGGAGTGGTGCTTGGGCCGGTTTAGGCCGGCCCTTTTTTAAAACTGAGTGAGGAAGCGATGCATTCGAACATGCGAAATTTCACCGCCGAATATGTCTACCGGGAGTTCCCGAAGTGGGTCGAACTGGCGAATGGCAAAAAGATCCTCGTGCACAACGCTGACGAGGAAGCTGCGGCAATCGGCCCATCTGAAGCGCCGTCGCTGCTTGAAGAGGCCCGCGCCCTGGGCCTGAATCCGCATCACCGCACCGGCGACGAGAAGCTGGCGCAGATGATCAAAGAAGCGCGAGGTGAGTAATGGCTACGTTCGATAACAGCGGGGCCTACTCGATCCTGAATACGCAGAAGGGTGTCTACTACGTTCAGGGCGGCCACTACTTCGCGCCGACGACTTTCTCTGACCTCGGGACAACTGCGCCGACGGACTACCAGTCGTTGAGTAGCGAGCGTTCCGACTCTGTGAACATCAGTGGCGGCACGATCTCTAACGTTACGTTAGTAGGTGGCGCAGCTCCGACTGGCCCGGCTGGTGGTGACCTGTCGGGTACCTATCCTAATCCGACTGTAGCCAAGATCAACGGGCAATCTCCCGGCACGATGGCAACCCAAAACGCCAATGCTGTCGCGGTTACGGGCGGCTCGGTCAACGGGACGCCAGTTGGGAACACTACGCCATCTACGGGTGCTTTCACGAGCCTAAATGCGACGAGTGCCAGCATTCTTGGCCCGAGCTCTGCCGAGGGTGTGAACTCGACCGGCAACGGTGCGGTCGCAAGCCCCACGAACACCGGCGTGGCGCTTTCCGCCACATTTGCGGCAGCGACGTACTACGACTCTGCACGCACCGCTGACAACCGAACTGCAGATTTCTTATGGAATGGCGGATCATTCTCCGCACGGTTCAAGAACGACGCAGGCAGCAGCACTGTTACGTGGCTTTCCGCTGCTGGTGGTCAGGCATCGGGGGTATCAGGGATTACGTCCAATAGTGGCACCGGTGCATGGGCACATACTGGAACTTTCACTACGACCGGCACTGCTATTCTGTCGCAAGGCGTCACAGTTGCATCGCTCCCGGCAGCATCAGGCGCATTGAAAGGTGCTCGGGCATTCGTCACGGACGCCAATAACCCGACGTGGAATAGCCCGGTAACAGGCGGCAGTTCGAATACTGTGCCGGTGTTCTGCAACGGGAATGCGTGGGTTTGTGGGTAACTGGAGCTGATCATGACCGTTCCCCTCCCGACCACGCCATCTGATCTGATTACGCTCGCGTTGAAAACCGCGAACGTGCTCGGTGTCGGACAGACCGCCAGCGCAGAGGACATGAACGATGCGTTCAACCTGCTGAACATGATGATGGCGCAGCTTCAGCGTCGTCGCTATATGATCTATCAGCTCGTGACCGTGTCGAAACAGGCTACGGGAGCGCAATCGTACACGGTTGGCCCTGGCGGTGACTTCAATATCCCACGCCCCGCGAAGCTGGAGTCTGCCTACTTCCGCCAAAACCAAAACACCCCGCTTCCGGTGGACTATCCGTTCACGATCCTGCGGGCGATGGAGGACTACAACCGCATCTCCATCAAGAACCTGAACTCGTTCCCTAAGGTGATCTACTACGATCCTGGCATCCCGATGGGCACGGTCTACCCGTGGCCGATACCGAACAACCAATACACGATCTTCCTGACCGTGATGCAGACGTTGCAGCAGTTCGCAACGATCAACGACACGATCACGCTGCCGCCTGAGTACAACGCGGCCCTGATGTGGAATCTGGTGCTCGAACTGGGCGTCATGTATGGGCTACCAGAAAATCCCCGCGCCGAGAAGAAGGCCGAGGCATCGCTGCGGATCATCGAAGAAGCGAACGCACAAATCCCGCTGCTCCAGATGCCGACGGCGCTTAAGAAAGCGGCCGGCACCTTCAATATCTACGGCGATTACTACATCGGGGGCGTGACGTAATGGCTCGTTTTGCCCTCACCGTTGGCGCCTATCAGGCACGCAGCATCATCGCAGCGGCGCAGCGGTGCGTGAACCTGTACCCGGAGAAGAACCCCGAGGGATCACCCTTCCCGTTCACGTACTACCCTACCCCGGGCCTCACGCTGCTGCTGTCTGTGACGCCGACGACTGGAAGTGGTTGGCGCGGGCTTTGGGCTGCATCCAACGACCAACTGTACGGCGTTTGTGGCTCCTCCGTCTATGCGATTTCGTCGTCCTGGGTGGCGACCAAGTTGGGTGATTTGCTGACATCGAGCGGCCCTATTTCCGTGACGGATAACGGGAACTATGCCTTGATCGTCGATGGCTCATCGAGCGGCTATTCGATTACGTTGGCCGGCAACGCATTTGCGGCTGTGAGCGATCCGGCCTTCCTGGGCGGGAACACGATCGACTATGTAGATGGCTTCTTCATCCTGAACAACCCAGGCACGCAGCAATTCTATGTCTCGCTGGCGAACGAACTACAGTTCGATGCCACTGACTTCGCGTCGAAGTCGGGCTATTCCGACAAGCTGATTGGCTTGGGCGTGTCGCGTCGCTATGTCTACCTGTTCGGCGCCTCGACGACTGAAATCTGGTTCAACGCAGGCGATACGACGTTCGCTTTCGAGCGAATGCCGGGCGTCTTCATGCAATACGGCTGCACATCGGCTGCGACCATCGCGCAGATGGACGGCGAATTCTATTGGCTGGCCCAGTCCGCGCAGGGGCGCGCGATGGTCTGCCGAACAAACCAGTTCACGGCGCAACAGGTGTCGACATTCGCCCTGGACAATGAGATTGCAGGGTATTCCACGCTCGACGATGCGCAAGGCTTCACCTATCAGATTTCCGGGCACTTCTTCTACGTGTTGAACTTCCCGACCGCGAACAAGACGTGGCAGTACGACTTGAGCACCGGCCAGTGGAATGAGCTCGTATGGTTGGACAGTAACGGGAACGAGAACCGCCATCGGGCGAACTGCCATGCCTCGATCTATGACACGTCTGTTGTCGGCGACTGGCAGAACGGGAACTTGTATGCCTGGGATCTGAACAACTACACGGACAACGGCGCCCCGATTGGCCGGATCCGTTCGTTCGCTCATTCGACCGATGACAATTCGGATCGTATCCGCTATCGCGAGTTCGTCGCGAATATGGAAGTTGGTAACGGCGACGGTGCTAATGGTCCTGTTCCTGTCTTCCTGCGATGGAGCGACACGCGCGGCAAGACGTGGGGCAATCCCATCGACTCGACGCTTGGGAAGGAAGGCGAATATCTGACATCGATCCAGTTCCAGCGACTCGGCATGGCGCGCGATCGCGTGTTTGAACTGTCCTGGTCAGCACCTGTGAAGACTTCTCTCCTGGGCGCGTGGGTGCAAGCGGAGGCAAACAGCCAATGAGCAATCTTCAAACCGACGTCCCGCTCATCAACGTTCCTCTGTCTACGACGGACGGACGAGCCAACCCAATCTGGTTCCAGTTCTTCATCCAACTGTGGCGCCGGACTGGGGGCGCTCAAGGCTCGTCTCCGAATGACCTGCGCGTAAGCGATATCGACATCGATCCCGATGCAATTTCGGCCGACCTTCAAGCGGCCGTTGATGTTCTGGACGAGACGAATACTCTCCTTCAACTGGAGGCGGCCAATTCGGATGCCCTCAGGCTCGCAGCCACCATCAACGACGTCAACTTGCTGTCCCAAAGCTTGGCTGCGGATCCGGACGTTCCGAAGCTTGCGGCATCGGTCAACGAGGCCAACGCATTGATTCGCACTCTTGTGACAGACGATGGCCTTACGTCGCAGCAGGCTAGCTTGCTGTCGAAGGTCGTAGATCTGTCGTTGATCTTGGAAGAAGCGCAGGACGTGGCAAAAAAACTGCAGCGTGCAATTCAAGACGCGACTATCGAGCAGATTATCCCCTTGGACGTTGTGCAACCGGCGTCAGCCACGCCACTAATGGACGGCACTGCGGCCGTTGGCTCAAGCCTTCGATATGCCCGGCAGGATCACGTTCACCCAACGGATACGACCCGAGAGCCTGCGATCACAGCCGGGACGACGGCCCAATACTGGCGCGGTGACAAGACCTTCCAAGCCCTAGTTCAGGCTGTCGTGGTGGGGTTGCGGACAACGGACACCCCGCAGTTCGCAGGTCTCATTCCGTACACGGCTCAAGTCGCTAACGTGGGCCCCGGGACGACGAATATCCCTACCACTTCGGACACGGGCGGCCTGTGCTTGATCACGGCGAGGCAGGGCGGCGTCGGTACATCGTCCCGACTGATCCTCTACAACAACAAGGGCGGGACGCTGGTAATTACGTCTTTAGGGTCGCTCCCGAATGCATCTGACCCTATCAGCAGTGTTGCCGTAAGCGGCGCAAACATCCAAGTGACCCTTGGCTTTGCCAATACGAACGTCCAGTACGGATTCGTCTATATCCCAACGTGATTAGGAACTGAGTAAATGACAATCACCGCAAAACAGATGGTCGCCCCGCAGCAGTTGACGAATGCGGACGCGCTTTATTACACAGTTCCGGCGAATACGACTGGCGTCATCAAGCGTGCGACGTTCACCAATACCAGTGCTGGGGCAGTGACGATCACGGCAAACATCGTGCCGGCTGCTGGATCGTCGAGCGCATCGAACCGGGTAATCGACCCGCAAAACACGACGCTTTCAGCTGGCCAGACCTACGTGGCGCCGGAGTTGGCCGGGAAGACCATGCCGGCTGGGACCATGATCCGGATGCTCGCTGGCTCGAATACGGCCATCACGGTAGCAATTGACGGCGTGGAGATCGTCTAATGCGCAACTTTCTGAAGATCGCCGAAGGCTTGAACGTCACGCCGCTGCTGAATGCGTTGTATCGCAAGCCAGACTTGTGGAAGGCCGACGACTTCCTGCGCAAGTTCCCGCAAGGGCCATTCGGCGAGACGGATACGGTCTACTTGCGCTTTCAGGATCACGTCAAGGTCGACTCGGACGAAGAACTTCAGCTGTACCAGCAGAACAAGCTTGCCGGCCACGACTTGCACGAATGCCCGTGGCGCCCCGAAGTCAATGAGTTGCCCGAGGCACGCGCCCACATCATGGCCCTGATGCAGAGCATGGGCGCTACTCGTCTCGGCCGCTGCATGATCAATCGCGTTGTGGCCGGTGGCCGGATCTTCCCACATGCCGACTCGAAGTGGCATGCCGAGTACTGGGACCGATACCACCTGGTCCTGCAGTCCGGGCCGGGGAACGTGTTCCGGTGCGGCGATGAACAGGTATGGATGCGACCGGGCGAAATCTGGTGGTTCCAGAACTCGATCGAACACGAAGTCATCAACAACAGCGCCGAGGATCGTATCCACCTCGTCATGGACCTTCGCTTTGGGTGATGCATGCTGACCTTTGCCATTGAACGCTTCTCGGATGTGTACGGCGAACTGAAGCCGCTGCTGGAAAAGCACTACGCCGAGATTTCTACGCACAAAGACCATGGCGTACCGCTGGAGCCCATCGAGGAAGCCTACCGCGCGCGTCAGGCTGACGGCTCGTTGCTGATGGTGATCGGACGTGAGGCCGGCGCGATCGTCGCTTACTTCGTGTGTTTCGTCTCGCCAGGACTGCACTACCGCTCGTGCCTGACCTGTTCGCCTGACATTTTCTATGTCGAGCAAACCAAACGCGGGAAGCGCATCGCAATCGAAATGTTCGCGTTCGTGAAAGCGGAACTGAAGCGTCGAGGCGTGAAGCGCTGGGCTGTGGGTTGCAAGGTGGAGCACGACGCTTCTGCGTTGTTTGAGTATCTCGGCTTTGAGCCCGTCGAGAAGACTTACGAAATGTGGCTGTAAAGGGGAACGATCATGGTAGCAGCAGCAATTGGCGCAAGTGCAGTGGCGGGTCTGGCAGGCTCTGCCATGTCGTCCAGTGCGGCCCGTAGTGCCGGCAATCAGCAGGCTGATGCGGCCAACCGCGCCTCTGACCTGCAGATGCAGCAGTTCCAGCAGATGCAGCAGAATCTGGCGCCGTATATGCAACTGGGTTCGTCGACCATCCCAATGCTGCAGCAGATGCTAAGCGGGAGTCGATTGAACACGCCCTTTTCATTCAACCCGACTATGCAGCAGTTAGAGCAGACGCCGGGCTACCAGTTCACTCTGCAGCAGGGGAACAAGGCGTTAGACAATGCCATGTCAGCCAAGGGTCTGAGTTTGTCCGGCGCTCAGATGAAAGGGCTCGACGCCTACAACACCGGCCTCGCAAGTAACACGTTCCAGCAGCAATATCAGAACGCGCTGCAGAACTTCAACACGAATTACGGCCAAGCGGCGGACCAATACAACCGCGCCTCCGGCCTTGTCGGACTGGGGCAGAACGCAGCGGCCGGGGTCGGTAACGCGGGCCTGCAAACCGCATCGAGCATCGGCAACAACATGATGGGCGGTGCTAACGCACTCGCAGCTGGTCAAGTAGGCTCGGCAAATGCACTGAGCGGCGGTCTCTCGGGGCTCGGCGCCAATGGGATGCTGTATTCCCTGTTGAAGGGAAATAGCAGCCCGACTGGTGTGTATGTGTCGGAATCGAGCCTGCCGGCGCTTCAAATGCCCGCAATGAACCAGATGGACCAAATTAGCATGGGAGGTTGATATGCCGCTCGATCCATCAATCCCGCTTGGCGTTAAGACGCCCGACCCATTCTCGGCCCTTCAGCAGCCGATCCAGACCGCCGCGACACTGCAAGGTCTGCGGCAGAATCAAACTCGCCTGAACGCAAATCAGGCCATCTCTGACGCCTATGCTCAGTCGGTCGACCCGAACACTGGCGAGGTAGATTTCGGCAAGCTCCAGGCACTGGCCAGCCAGAATGGCGCTGGCGCATTTCTGCCCGAGTTCATGGGCCAGATTGCGCAGCAGCGCAACTCGCAACTCCAGTACGATACCGGCAAGCTCGATTTGGCCATGAAGCAGCAGCAAGGCATTCGAGGAATGATCGGGTCTCTGGCGCTCGATCAGCGTCTTGGCAAACAGGACATGTCGTCAGATATCGCCCAACAGGTCGTCAGTGCTGTCCAAAACGGTCTTTTGCCGCAGGATCAGGCTGTGCGAGAACTGAAAAGCATCCCGGGCGATCCGGCTTTGCAAGCGGCATGGGTGCGCAATCACCTGATGAACTCTCTAAGTGGCGAAGCAAAGATTCAGGCGATGATGCCTAAACTCGTGACCGCCAATACCGGGCAAGGTACAGCCTTCTTCAATCAGAATCCTCTGACGGGCGAAATGACGCCAAATGGTTTTGTGGCGCAGGGAATGACGCAAGCAGAATTAGCAGCACCGAAGACGATCACTATGCCGGATGGTTCGCAACGTCAGGTGACGACTGCCCAATGGCTGCAAATGATGAATGGCGGAGCGCCTAGCGGTCAGCAACCCTCTGCTGGTGGCGACTATACCGGACGCTATCCAAGTGGCGGCGGCACAGGAAGCGCGCCGGGCACTCTTTCGTCGCTGTCGCCAGCACAGCAATCGGCCCTGACTTCGCAGGGGACCACATCCAACACAGCAGCGCAGGAATTACACAACTCTGCAGCCGATGTGCCGATGCGTCTAAACCTGTTACAGCAAGCGCGAGATAGCCTCTCCGGCATCAGCACGGGCCCGGGCTCTGACTGGCGCAATACGGCTAGTTCGTTCCTCAACGCCTTGGCGCCTGATGACGCACGAAAATTCGGGTGGGTTGGGAAATGGACCAACGATGTAAAAGATTACGATGTATTCAAAAAAATCATGACGAACTATGCCTCGTCCATCTCAGGATCGCTCGGCTCAGGGACTGATGCCAGATTAAATGCGGCCGTCACCGGTAATGCGAATCCGAACATCTCGAAGATGGCGAACGAGGACATTCTCGCGAAGACGATGGCGGCCGAAAAGATGCGAGCGGCGCAGGACTATGCATTCCAAAATTCGGGTCTCACGACAGACAAATTCAATCAGTGGCAGTCGCAGTGGAACAGAGCTGTTGACCCGCAGGCGTTTGTTTATGACTCCATGAGCCCTAAACAACGTCGCGCGCTTCTCGATAAGCTGTCTCCGAAACAAGTCGAGACGCTGAAGAACAACTACAACGCACTCGTTAATCAACGCATCATTCAGCCGGGGCAATAATGGCAGGCTACGATGACATCATCGAATCGGCCGCGCGACAGCACAACATCGACCCGGCTCTGATTCGCGCCTTGATCCAGACCGAATCAAGCGGCAACCCGCAGGCTGTGTCGAACAAGGGTGCTGTCGGCCTTGGTCAGTTGATGCCGGCCACGGCCAAGTCGTTGGGCGTCTCCGACCCGACTGACCCGAAGCAGGCCATCCCTGCGATTGCTGCGCTGCTGAACGAGAACCTGACGCGTTACGGCAATGTGCAGGATGCCTTGCGCGCTTATCACGGCGGCACGGATCAAAAGAACTGGGGCCAGCTTACGCAAGCCTATCCGCAGAAGGTGCTATCCAACATGGGGCAACCAATGCCGCAAACTCTTCCAGGCATTCCGATAATGCAGCAACAAGGACAGCCGGCCGGCGATGCATTCTCGTCGCTTCCGGTTGAAGGGAAGGCATCTCTCCCAAGCGCTCCAAGTCCCGCGCAAGCTGCCAATGATCCATTTTCTGCGCTGCCTGTAGAGGCTAAATCTACTGCTCCGAACACTCAAAAGCTGGTCGCACCGCCGCAGCCGCAGCCGGGAATGCTGGCCACATTGGGGGCCACGTTAGGTAAAGGATTCGGGTCGACGGTACAGGGCATCGAACAACTCTTGGGGCATGGCTTGCAATCGCTGAGAGGCACCGCAGCAATGCCCAGCCCACTTGGGATTGTGTCGACGTTAGGTGGCCTGATGTATGGCGAGCATCCGGATGCCTTCATGCATAACGCGGGCGCAGCGATGGTCAATGATGCGAACAAGGGCATCAGTAACCTGAAGGCGCAAGCTGCGCCATATGAGAAGGCGCATCCAATTGTGGGGACGTTCGGTAATGTAACCGGTTCAGTTGCCGCAACATTGCCGCTGACAATGGCTGCCCCTATCGCAAATACCTACCGCGGGTCCGCAGGGATTGGCGCCCTCACGGGAGCCGCCACAGGTGCCGCTACGCCGGTCGAGGGTGGCAACGATTTCTGGGGCGATAAGGCCCAGCAAGTAGGCCTTGGAGCGCTTACCGGAGGGATTGCATCGCCTGTCCTTCGCTGGCTTGGCCGCTTGATCTCGCCGCAAGTATCGTCCGACGTAAAAGCGCTGATGGATCGTGGCGTCACACCTACGCCGGGCCAGATCCTCGGCGGTGGCTTCGCACGCAATGAGGAGAAACTCTCCAGCGTTCCGGGGCTAGGCGATATGATCAAGAGTGCACAGCAACGAGCATATCAACAATTCAACGCCGCCACCTATAATGAAGCACTTGCACCCATCGGCAAGACCTTTAGTGGGAAGGTCGGCCATGAAGGCATTGACGAAGTTGGGAAGACCATCGGTCAAGCTTATGATTCAGTTTTGCCAAAGATGCAGTTCAAGGTCGATCCGCAGTTTCAGGCTGAGATCACTAACTTGGGCTCTCTTGCGCAAAACCTTCCTGAAGCACAAGCCAAGACATTTATGAATGTCCTGAAAACCCAAATCTTTGGGAAGATGTCGCCGCAAGGCTATATGGACGGCGAGACGCTGAAAGGTGTCCAGAGCGAACTCGCACGTAAGGCCAATGGATACTTAGGCGATCCCTCATTCGACAACCGAGAACTTGGAGCCGCTATCAGTGAAATCAGGAGTGCAGTGGACGGGAATCTAGCACGCGTTAATCCTCCTGAATTGGCTCAACAGTTGGCAAACGCCAATGCATCGTGGGCAAGATTCACAAGGTTACGCTCGGCGGCTGCATCTCAAGGCGCGATGAACAATGAAGGCGTCTTCACGTCAGCAATGTTGAATCGCGCGGTACGTTCAGCAGATCAGAGTG